ATTCCCGGGATAGAATTTATTCCTCGCTAATCTCCATAAAATGGTTCATCATATCACACAGGGGTTTAGCCAAATCTACCGGGGTCCTAGTTACCAAACTGGCCTCCTGACGTACGTACATGTGATTCCTTACGTAATATATGTCACACCAACCCTCAGAGTCATTAGTAGGAGATGGATAATAGTAACCTGTTGTAGTCATGATAAGTACTCCTGATACATCAATTCCCCGATCCGATCGGAATCATCTTCATATAGGTCTGCCATAAAAGCCAACTCGATCAAAATTTGATCGCGGTCGAGATCCTTCATGTCAGCCCGGCGTACCAGGTCCCGGAGTTTATCTGCGAAAATATAGGCGGTTTTGATATCCATGTTCTCACTTGCCTCCAAAGATCTTACGAACGATTTCACGAGCTTTTTCATCCCGTGCGTGCGCCTTCACCCGCGCGAGGGTAAGATAGGACTCATTAGCAAGAACCACGCCGGTGCGTTCCTGAAGAGCAACAAACTTTTCCATCATCTTAGTGAACCCGCCCGGGGTAGCACCTTCTACCATACGCCCATCAACCATATCCGTGAGATCCTTATAACCCCATGCGAGTTTAACTGCGTCCGAAGTATGAATGGTGTTAGTCATGATATATCCTTTCGTTCCTTACATTATCAATATAAGCCTTTTCACATCAAATGTAAACCCCTAAAATGAAAATTATACTACTTTTTTACGTGAAACCACTCTGGGATTTCGCGCTTAGTCCAACGCATTTTGAACCGATCTTGCTTGGTTTGATAGAACGCGCGGTAAGAACCGACTGGATCAGATTCGTCGATACATTCCGGAGCTGCACCCATAGCAAGACGGAACGGGGTAAGACCTTTGAGTGGGATATTAGCGGGTGCGGCAGCGACATCTTTCCAGAGATTAGACCACGACTTATGCCGTTTGTTGAATCGATAGGAAAACTCGATGGCTAGAGCGGCATAATGGTTGTAGTGCCAACGGTAGTTTTCTACAGATTCCATAGTCCACTGAGTACACGGATGATTAACATGCACCGCTTTATAGAGCACTTCCTCGCGGATGTCGGGCAAAACCCAGCCTTTCATCATAGTCTTACCAGACTTAGATGGGATACGGGTTGGCGCGCCATCGAGTACACGGTGGGCCGTAGAAAGCATTTGTGCGGATTCGAGGACCATCTTTACCACATGAGCATCGCATTGTTGGGATGCAGCAAGGCAAGGGTCCGTATCTAAGATAAAAATATTCATCCGCAACAATGCCCCCGTGACATTTCTTCGCTATAGGTCATATCGATTCTCCAAAAAATAAGGGTAGAAGTTTCCTCCTACCCTATTAATATAATATATCCTGGGAAGGCTGTAAACCCCCTAAATCAACATTTATTCAGATATTCGTTTGATGTAACCATGTAGATAATTCCTTTTTGTTAAGACCTTTTTCAGCAAATCGGACTGTCCTTCCTCTTTAAGTTCTGAAACAAAATTGTCGATCACTTGAAGATCGCTGTTCAGTCTCTCGAGTTGGGTTGTTACCATAGGTCGGTCTCTCCTTATGTGTTGAAAGTTAAGGGCAAATCATTCCGAAGAGTTACTCAATAGATTAGGAAAGGCTTCATTAATAAGCTTTGGGGTAAGCCCTCCCCCGAACGGTTTTTTGTTGATCATACCAACAACGATCTCTGCATCCTTAGGGTGAATACCCTCAATCAATGCAAGGAAAATCGATTCGCGTTTAATTGTTTGTATTCGACGAGACCCCTTTCCACCCTTCACAAAATAAGCAAATTGCTTATTCTGACGTAACAAGTTAGTAGGTGCATTGTGTGCCTCGCAAGGTTTGTACGGAACCGGGCCCTTCGGTAACAACCATTCGACGGTCGGATCGAGGGTTCCCTTGATCACATCCTTTAAAGCCCAAGATTCATTCTTATTCAAGATTGCAATTTTCTCGGGACGGGTTTTAGCATTCTTTGCTTCTTCAATTATTTCAAAGATATACTTATGCATTAACTAATAAACTCCCTAATATTTTCAAGTAGTAATCTACAATTCTTATCAACCAAATAAGGCATGACTTTTTTCTTATAATCACTCTTATTCTGTGTGATAAAACTATCTATGATTTGATCGCGGACATTTTGAGGACAGGCCGTATTTTCTGTAAGATCAATCATTTTCACATTACGAAGATAATTACGATAAACCTCTTCGCCAAGCGCTTTAGGATCATTTTCCAGAAGCTCTTTTTTCTTTTTACTGAGTACGGTTTGTCTACGGTCTTCTACAAAAACTCGATCATCGGAAAGAACGTTTGGTACCCCATCACCACCGCATCCAGTAAGAAAATGCATTCTTTGGTATCCACGAGGATCTTCTTCTTTGATCAATTTCTTAGTAAGAGGGGAATACTGATGGACATTATCCCATTTCTGAAGTTGCCGGAAGTCTTTATCAGCTGAGATGATCATGACATCTTCCCAGTTACCAAATTCCTGAGTTTGCATGACGAGCTCAGCAATAGCATCATCCGCTTCACATCCCCATTGGTGGATAACCTTATACGGGAAATTGTCTTTGAGTTCCTGAAGTACCATTCCGATAATGCGGAAAGCTTCATCCCAGTCAATCTTAGACTCTTCCCGATTTTTATTTCGCTTACCCTTATACTCCGGATAAACTTCTTTTCTCCAGTTACCGCCACCATCCGCAACGATAACAACTTCTCCGAATTTTTCTTTATATCTAGAGCGATACATTCGGATACTGTTGAGAATCATATGACGAATAAGATTCTCATCATCACCACGAACAATACCCATAGCAATAGGTGCGATCGAGATACCTGAATAGTCAATAATAATAATTGGTCTGCCCTCCGAATTTATAATATAATATTATACCACATGATCAACTTGTTGTAAATCCTATTTATAAATCGCATCCACGGAATTAGCTTTCCAACGGCTACGATACCTAAAATCATCAAGGCCCGGGGTATACTTAAACGCCATTCATTGCCGCCAGCTGACAGCTGTTAGGTACTGGTTCGTCTTCGTCGGAAAGTGATAGGGTCACAACTTTCATACCTTTAAAGGTTTGAGTGGCATTTTCCCGTTTGGTATCAACCTCTGCGACAACCCCGATCCGAATCTTGTGCCCGTACTTAACTTCAAGAACCACGTCATTTTTCTGAAGTTTTCCAGGATTAACTCGATAGTGTACAGGCTCACCCCCGGTCCACACAATCGAAAGAGTGTACGGCATAACGATTTCAATCTTATCTTTAGAAAAAGCCTGAATTACCCCACTATTCTTCATCTCGAGGACGTATTCCCCGACGCTGTTCATCGCCAATCCTACACCATATTCTTTGGTATCTTTCACTTGAAAGAGTTTTCCGTTCATAGTCACTTCTCCTTTTTGGATTTCATTTTTACCTCTTAATCTGATCTTTTACCGTATCCATAATCAGTTACCACCGGGAATCGAGGGATCCCATCCGGGGTAGGGGTGAAATAACGGCACGTTGCCCAGTTAGGGGTTTGTCCGGACCGAAGAAGCTCAGCTAAAACGGTCTGGGTTCCCCGAACATTAGATCCGAATTCCCGACCATCGGGGAGCTCTAGTACAAATCTCTTCACACAGCCCGCCCAGTTACCGATCCCTTCCTCTACTCGAAGAACCTTGAATTCATCATCCAAAAATTCTTTACGCTTGATCAGAAGCTTAGAACGCTTATCCTGTTCATAAGGACCATCAACTCGAATCATTTGTCCTTCGTATCCATCTGATAGATATTCCCCGTAGAGGTTATCCATTTCCCCGATGTTATAAACAGTCTGGGTTGATACCAATTTGATATAAGGATCTCGGTGTTGCATCAAGATACGAAAATCCGAATAACGCTTAGTAAAAGGTTCACTATCAATAATATCATAAATGTGATATTCTACGAGCCGTCCGGAATCGTCCAGATCCTCACGGGTGGGTTTAGTTTTACGAACCAAGGAAGTGATTGTATTGAAATCATCCCGAAGATCGTGATTGTAAAGTTCTCCGTCTAGAATGGCATTAGGATAGGATTTGAAGAAATCCTCAAGAGCTAGTGCCACATGAGGAACAGCCACAATTTCTTTACCCGCGCGGGTCCACAGCCCATTCGCCCGGGCAATACACCTAATGCCGTCAAGTTTTGGTTGACTGATATAGGTATTCTTCTCGAAATCGTATTTGGCATTCTCGTGCTTTGAAGCAAGCATAGGTTTAATTTTCTCGAACTGATCGATATTTTCGATCTTATCGAAATAACCTCGGTCTTTCTTTTTCGTAAATTCCGCTACAGCTTCCAGTGATGCTTGATCTTTCAGTGAAGTTTCATTTACCTTACCGAGATTTTTTTGTTCAACGAATTTCCACCCGGAAATAACCATCTTACCTTGACGAGTACCAGCATTCGATCGCCAGGCCCAATGATCCCCGTCGGTTCCGATCTCGTAGTACCAAACTCGAACCTTTCCTGAGCTATCTCGTTTAAAGAGGGTCTGACCAATTTCGGTTACATCCATTATATTTCCTCTTCCTCTTCTTACATTATCAATATAAGCCTTTCTACATCGAATGTAAATCCCCTAAATTCATTTATTACCGTTTAATTTGTCATATTCGGTCTTCAGATTTTTCACGTGGGATCTATGGACACGACAGTTGATGATACCATTGTAATAGCTATCATCTAAGAGGACATTCCTATCGAACTGTTCTTTAGATTCGATATATCCTAATTCCCCCCGCGTTTTCCCAAAATGAATGATTTCTCGATGAAAATTTTCCTCGCCCTGTTCGAGAAGAAGTTGTTTTACCAGATCGCTTGACCCATAGTATTTTCTCCAATCAGATTCGATTGTGCTCCGACGCTTGCGGGTTTTTCCTTTCAGCGGGGGGAGGGTTTTCTTAGACCAAAAAAACTTTTTTCCGACGTACTTCTTACCATTCAGTTTATCTGAGATGACATATACGAATCCCATATACCCTTTAAGAAATTCTTCATCCGGGTCAAAAACTTCATCCTTCAGATACCAAGTCATTCGTCCCAGAGATCCTCTAGGTCTAATTCCTCATGCTCGATAGTAGTGAATTCGTTAGCACAAAATGGGCAGTAGTAAATCGATTCCTCATCGTGTTCAATATAAAATTCTGCTTCACATTGATCACACATTTTTTCTTGTTTTTTCATCATTTCTCCTTAAAAAAATAGGCCCTAATCAGAGCCTATTTATAGAGTAAATTTTTGGTATTCTAATCAACCTTCACATGCTACACACGATGAACTCTGAACCTTTTTACGCGTAAGAGATTGAGCTTTCGACATCGAAAAGGCATAATACAAACTCTTTACCCCAAGCTCGTGTGCATAGAGATATAAACGATTAATCTCTTTCACGCTCATATCCGGGTCGAGCATTAGATTGATACTTTGTGCTTGATCAATATAATTTTGACGTATACCTGCCTGTGAAATGATTGCCTCGGGATTTATCTCGGAGAAAGTTTTGAATACTTCCTTTTCATCATTACTGAGGAATTCTAGATGCTGAACGGATCCATCATGATTTCGAATGGAATCCCACACTTCCGGGGCGTCTTGATCTTTTTCTACAAGTAATTTCTCTAAAAATGGGTTTCGGATAGTTACCTTCATCTTAGCTAGATCTTTCACATAGCAATTTGAAAATTCAGGTTCTATACTTTGACTAACTTGACCGAGAATAAAGGAAGAGCTTTTGGTCGGTGCGATTGCAGTTCGGGTTGTATTTCTTTCCCCGTATCCTACTAGAAGAGGAGCTTCACCTAGCAGGGAAGCAAGTTCACGGGTTGCCTCGGTACTCTTCTCTTTTAAGATTTTCGCAATCTCAAGATTCTTCTTTGCTGCTTCCATAGATTCGAAAGCAATCATATTCGACTGAAGGTACGAATGCCAGCCTAATACCCCTGCACCAAGTGCACGATGGTTAATTGCAAATCGACGGGCTTTCTCTAAGTACTTTACACCCTCAGTCTTTACGATAAATTCGTGACAGACGGTATCAAGAAAATAGATCAACACCTGAATTGCATCAGTTTCCTTGATCTCATCCCAATGAAGAAGATTTAGGGAAGAAAGTACACAGGTAAAGGTTTCATCAACTGAGGATGGGATAGCGATTTCCGTGCACATATTCGATGCATAAATCCACATATCCTTATCTTTATAGACCTGTGGTTTATGATCATTCACATTATCGGTAAAGAAGATATATGGATATCCAATTTCTGACCTGCGCTGAAGTACTTTGGCCCATAATCGTCTTTTCTCAGCATCACCATTCTTCATCTCTTCAATGAATTTATTCG